ATAATAGAGTTAGAGTAACAAATCCAGCTCTTTGGGTAACAGGAGAAGGACCTCCAGATTTTACACCTAGTCAATGGATTCATAGTAGTGAAGAACATGAAAGTTACACCGATCCTAATATAACTTTTAATAATTTATATAAATGAAACCTATATATACAAAATTTTATTATAAACCATTGCCAGACTTTATTGAGATTGGAAAAAGCTCTATTGAGGGTTCTGGTCTTTTTGCTGTTGAAGATATAGATAAGGATGTTGAAATAGGAATGTCTCATATAAAAGTTCCTATAATACAGGGATATATTAGAACACCTATAGGTGGTTTTTTAAATCATTCTGATAACAATAATTGTGAATTATATTTAGAATTTGATTGGGATGATTACAAAACTTATCATGTGTATACATTGCGTAAAATAAAAAAAGGTCAAGAACTTACATTAAATTACCACAGGGACGATTTAAATTATGGAGAAAAAAAATGATGGATGGGGTTGAATTAATCCAAAAAATACTACATATTATTCGTGAACAAAAGGAGAGTGTTCACGAAAAAGTAACTTCAGGGAACTGCAAAGATTGGGAAGCATATCGGTCGTGCATAGGTCAATTACAGAGTCTGGCTTATGTGGAGCAAGAGATAATCGCTCTGGTGTCACAGGAGGATAGTGACGATGGCTAAAACAAAGCTGTATGTACCCGATAGGTACGCTGATAAAAAAGTGGAGAAGAAAGTAGAAAAGGAAGAGAAGCCTGAACTACAAGTATCCGATGCTTACACTGAAGAAAACAAAAGAGTACTTGATCCAAGTCTTCTTAAAAAATCCGCAAAAGAAAGAATACCGCAACCCACAGGATATCGTGTGGTTGTTATGCCTTTTCAAGGATTTGAAAAATCTAAAGGTGGCATTGTTATTCCCGACGAGACACGAGAAAGAGAATCTTTAGCTACGGTCGTAGCTTATGTGGTCACTTTAGGCCCTGATGCTTACAAAGATAAAAAGAAATTTCCTAACGGAGCTTACTGTAAAGAAGGCGAGTGGGTAATTATTAGTAAGTACGCTGGAACAAGAATTAAACTTGCTGACGGCGAAATTAGGATTTTAAATGACGACGAGATTCTTGGAACTATCTTGGAACCAACTGATGTTTTTACAATATAGGAGTGTCTAATGAATGATGAAACAGAAGAAGCAAAAATAGTTGAAGTTGAAGAACCAGTAACTATTGATGAAAGCCAACCGGCTATTGTTGATGTAACTGGCAATGAAGCTGAGGCTGATAATGAACCCGTCTCTCAAGGATTAAGTGAAGAAGAACTTGATAAGAGAAGAGATAAAACCCAAAAACGAATTAACAAACTTGTTGCACAAAGAAAAGAAACTGAAGAAAGAGAAGCTGCTGCTTTACAATTTGCTCAACAGCAAAAAGCAGAAGCTGACGCTTTAAGAGCACAACTTTCTAATTTAAATACAGGTTATAGTGCAGAAGCATCTAGCAGAATTGATTCTCAAGAAGCACAAGCTAAAGCTGCTTTTAAAGAAGCGTATGAAGCTGGTGAAGTTGATAAAATGGCTGATGCTCAGCAAGTAATGGCTAAAATTGCTATTGAAAAAGAAAGATTGAGACTTTTTAAGCAAAATCAAGAAAGAACAACAAAAGCACAAGAAGCTCAACAAAATTATCAAGAACAACCTGGTGCTCAACAACAACAACCACAACCACAAGAATATGCTCCTCCACCTCAACCAGATGCGAAAGCAACTGAGTGGGCTGAAAGAGAAGAGAATAGTTGGTTTGGAGAAGACCGTGCTATGACAGCTACGGCTTTTACAATTCATCAACAACTTGTTCAGGAAGAAGGTTATGATCCTCAATCTGATGAATATTATTCAGAAATTGATAAAAGGATTAGAACTGAATTTCCACATAAATTTGAAGGGAAAACTACCCGTACTCAAACAGTCGCTCCAGTATCACAAGGAAAGACTAGCCAAAAGAGTAAAAAAAGTGTTAAATTAACTCCAGCACAAATTTCTGTAGCTAAAAAACTTGGCGTACCGCTTGATGCATACGCTAAAGAAGTTGCAAAAATTGATGCAAGAAATTCATAGAGGTACATGATGTCAGAAGAAAATAACGAATACGAATTTATAGATGCAGAAGCTACTGAAGCTCCTGTTATAGATAGAAACGCTCGGTCAAACAACACACGAGCCTCTAGCGAACGCCCCGTGCAATGGCGACCACCCAATAAATTGCACGCCCCAACCCCACCCGCTGGTTATGTCCATAGATGGATAAGAGCCGAAGTTCTAGGTTATGATGATAAGAACAATGTTCACTCAAGAATGACTGAAGGTTATGAACTCGTGCGTGCAGATGAGTATGAGGGTAGCGTCTTTCCAACTGTCGAGGATGGTAAATATACCGGAGTCATTGGTGTAGGCGGTTTACTTCTGGCAAGAATACCAGAAGAGTTCGTTGAACAACGCAAACAATATTACGCTGATCGTGCTAGACAGCAGATGCAAGCGGTTGATAACGATTGGATGCGTGACAACAATCCTGCGATGCCTAAATTTGAGGCAGAGCGAAGTTCAAAAGTAACCTTTGGTACTAAATAAAAATAGTATCAAAATCTAATAGGAGTAGCTAATGGCTAATAAAGATGCTCCATTTGGGTTAAGACCTGCTGCCTTACTTGGCGGTGGTGCTTATACTGGCGGTCAAAGAGAATATGAAATATCAAATGCTGATACCACTAAGATTTATCAAGGTGATATCGTAAAAGGTCTAGCAACTGGATATATCAAAAGAATGGCTGCCGCTGATGGTGGACTTGTAGTGGGCGTATTTAATGGGTGCCAATTTACAGATTCATCAACAGGTAAACCTAAATGGTCAAACTATTGGACTGGTGATAGTGCAGTGACTAGCACTGTTAAGGCTTATGTCGTGGACGATCCTAATATCATTTGTGAAGTGCAAGCAGACGCTGCATTCACTCTAGCTGGCGTTTTCGCTAACTATGATATTGTGGATGGTGCAGGTACAGGAAGTGCAAACAGTGGTATTTCATATGCTGAGCTAGATGTAGGAACAGGAAACACAACTGCTTCCCTTCCTCTAAAAGCTCTTGCAGTATCTACCGATCCTGACAATGATGATACAGGTTCTGCAAACACTAATGTTGTAGTCCTTATCAACAACCATTTCGCTTCTGCTGGTACAACTGGCTTAAATTAGGGAGATAAACAATGGCTATATCAAGAGCACAACTTGCTAAAGAACTAGAGCCTGGTCTAAACGCTCTCTTTGGCTTAGAGTACAGCAAATACGGAGACGAGGCTGCTGAAATCTTTGAAAGTGAAACATCCGATAGAGCTTTCGAAGAAGAAGTAATGCTTTCCGGCTTCGGAGCGGCCCCAACAAAATCAGAAGGTGCTGGAGTTGAATACGACTCAGCGACTGAAGTTTATACAGCTCGATACACACACGAGACTGTAGCAATGGCTTTTGCCTTAACTGAAGAAGCTGTCGAAGACAACCTCTACGACCGTCTGTCAAATCGCTATACTCGTGCATTAGCACGATCAATGGCACATAGTAAGCAAGTAAAAGGTGCGTCAATATTAAATAACGCATTCAATAATAACTTTACTGGTGGTGATGGCAAAGAAATGATTGCTACTGACCATCCGCTTTCTGTTGGGGGGACCTTTTCAAATGAACCAACCACAGCAACCGATCTAAACGAAACTGCTTTAGAAAACGGTCTTATTACAATCAGTCAATTTACTGATGAAAGAGGCTTAATCGTAGCACTTCGTGGCAGAAAACTTGTTATCCCTGCGGAACTTCAATTTGTAGCTGAAAGATTAATGAAATCTGAAGGCCGAGTTGGAACTGCTGATAACGATATCAATGCACTTAGATCATCAGGTGCGATTCCTGAAGGGTACACTGTTAATCACTTCTTAACAGACCCTGACGCATTCTTCATTCTTACAGATGCACCAAACGGGTTAAAACACTTTACCCGTGCACCTTTGAGGACTGCAATGGAAGGTGAGTTCAACACAGGTAACATGAGATTTAAAGCTCGTGAGCGTTACAGCTACGGGTGGTCTGATCCTCGTGGAATCTACGGTTCACCAGGTGCTTAATTAATTAAGTATCAATTCTTTAAAGGGGCTAGGGATGCTTAGCCCCTTTTTTTTATTTGCATTATCCTTTTTTCTTCTGTATTTTATAGATATCCCTAGACGACCAATTAAGGTCGACTTTAACGACTAAGGAGAAAAACAATGGGTCAAACAACTTTTTCCGGACCTATCAAGGCCGGCACAATCAAAGATACCACTGGCACTACCGTTGGCACTGATGTTGCTAATGTTGGTTCTGTAGTAATGGCACAAACTTTTGTACTTGATATTATTGGTGCTTCTGCACTTAATCAATCAGTTGCAGTAGTTCCTGCTAACTCACAAGTGGTAGATGTAATATTAAATGTAACAACTGTTAATAACGATGGTGGTGCTGCCACTGTTGCTATTGGAACAGCTGCTGACGCTGACGCTTTCTTACCTGCGACTAGTGTAAAAGCATTAGGAACTACACATGGAACTTTAGATACTGAAGCTACTAATGTAGGTACTACGGATTTACAAATACTTGCAGATTTTACAGCTGCAACTGGTGACGGTGCCA